GACGGGGATAGGAGTACTACAAACCCTTATGACCCTGCCTTATTGCCTAAAAACTACGATTACGAAGATGACGATTACACGTTTACTCGTTGGGTAGAACACAATGCAGAACTTGAACTTTTAAAAAACGAATTATATGAAGATTGAATTTGTAAAAGAAACTAACCATAGAGGCGATGTTTACTATTATACAACAGTAGATGGTCGCTACCAAAAAGACACTATATCGTTGGACTACTCACAAGCTTATGAGTTATTTATAGCTATGAGAAAAAAACAAGAGCCGACTATCGAAGTGTTAGAACATTATATTATTGACGAAACAAAACCAGAAACAAATGAGCCTAATTAAAATTCAACAGGAACTAAAAGCACCTAAAAACCAATTCAATGCTTTTGCTAAATACAAGTACAGAAGTGCAGAAGATATAATCGAAGCTGCAAAACCTATCTGCCATAAGTACGGCTACGCTTTAATGTTAAGCGACGAGGTAATAGAAGTAGGCGGTAGAGTATATGTAAAGGCAACTGCTTGTTTAAGTAACGGAGAAGATAATATTACCTGCACAGGTCTTGCTCGTGAAGAAGAAAACAAAAAGGGAATGGACGCTTCGCAGCTCACTGGTGCGTGTAGCTCGTATGCTCGAAAACACGCACTTAACGGATTGTTTGCAATCGATGACACCAAAGATGCAGATGCTACCAATGAGCATAAAGACGAAGTTAGCGAAGGGCAAAAAGCGTTCTTAATTGAGCAGTTAGACAAGACAAAGTTTACTCAGGAACAAAAGTATAAAGCTATTGAGAAAATCAAAGCTATCAAGAGTTTAGACGAATTTAACAAGATCAAAGAAACAATAAAGAAAAGCTAATGAGGGAACTATTACCATTTGAAAGGCAGATGCTCCTGGCAGAAGTTTACCATTACGCTTGGTACAACGAAGAGGCATACGAGGACTTATTAGCCTTTATTAAAAAGTATGAAAAGAAATTAGACAAACCTGTATTTTTTAACCCAATCAATAACAATGACACAGAAACAACAAATCTTAAACCACTTGCTTTCGGGCAAAACATTGACACCAATCCAGGCTCTAACGAAATTTAATAGCCTAAGATTATCTGCAGTTATCTTTGAACTTAAAAGCAAAGGATATAAGATACAATCCGATCTAATCAACGTAGGTAACAAGAAACAACCTAAATTTGTAAGTAAATATTCACTAATAAAAAAGTAAAAAATGGAACAAAAAAAATGGAGTGCAGGTGCTTGGAAAAAGCAGACCGCTAAAGGAGAAGTAATTAATTTTACAATCAACGATGTGCGTTACTCAATGTGGGCTAATACCTACAAGACAGATGAGAATAAGCAACCAGATTACAAGATTTATGTAAATGATTTCAAACCTAAAGAAGATACGGAAGGATTGCCGTTTTAATTATGCTTAATAAGAAAAAGGAAATTACTATTAAACAATTAAAAGATCTATATTATGCTCAACGTAATACCCATTTGCAGCTACACGAAATGATGTTGCAGCTTGGTTTGTTAGGTTTAGAGGACAATTTGCCTTTGGGTGTAGATCCAGGTGCAAAAAGCATAATTCAATTAGTTGACGAATGTTTTGAATGTAATGTTATGAAACGTGACAGGTCTTTAAGAACTACATTTGGTAGAAAGGCTGCGGCTTATTTATTGAGGAGATATACTAAACTAAGCCTTAAGGAAATAAGTGCATATACTGGTACTAAAGACCATACAACTGCAATTCATAACATTAAACAAGCGAATAACTTAATCGAAACAGAAGATTGGTTTAAAGACAAAATGAAAAGAATTTGTCAAAAAATTGAACTTATTGAGATTTAGTGTATATTTGTAAATATATAAGACACATAGACGAACTGCGAACCGCCTATGTGTTTAGTGGTTAAATATAATAACCCTGGTAGTTCGCAGCTATCGGGGTTTATTTTTTTATGGCAAAAGACCCAGCGTTTTTATTTTATCCAGGTGACTATGTAAGTGGCACTATGGGAATGACATTTGAGGAAAAAGGAGCATATATGGACTTGCTTATGCTTCAATTTAACCGAGGTCATATGAATACTCATATGATACAACATACGGTTGGTCACTTGTGGGATCAAGTGAAATGTAAGTTTATACAAGATGACGAAGGTTTATGGTATAATGTCAGGCTTGACATTGAGAAGGAAAAACGTAAAACCTTTACTGAGTCAAGGCGAAATAATATAAAACCTAAAGACAAACCCTCATATGAACCACCATATGAAATTCATATGAATACTCATATGGAGCCTCATATGGAAAATGAAAATATAAATATAAATAAAGATAAAATTGATAATAAAAGTAAATGTAGTTTTGAACAAGTTTACGAATATATGTCTTTACGTATAGGTATAGATCAAGCTAAGATTGAAGCCGAAAAATTTGTAAATTACTATACAAGCAACGGGTGGAAAGTAGGTAAAAACCCTATGAGAAGCTGGACACACGCAGTAAATAATTGGATAACAAACGCTAAACAATATGCAAAAGGAACTACAAAAGATAAGCCAAAGCTTAACAAACACGAACTCGACAACCTTAGAAACTACAACTATATCCACTCTACTACCTATGGAGAAGGAGATTATGCAAAGCTTTTCGGGGGAACGGGTACGCAACCTGAACTCTATCATATTTAAACAAAACCTTGTTTATCTTATGCAGCTTGTAGGTATTAACAATCCTGGAGAAGTTAAATTAGCAATTTTAGAGGATTGGATAAGAACGGAGTATGGTGGTTTTACAATAAATGAGGTCAAAGTAGCGTTTAAGCAAATGGTAGCGAATGATTTTATAGACCACTACCAGAATTTCAGTCCTGCTTACTTTAGTCAGGTAATGGATAGGTACAAGAAAAAAGCAAACGAAGTACGTAAAATGATTACACAAGAACGAGAAGAAGCAATACCACACTTAACCGACTTAGAGATAATTAATTACTCTTACCAAGAATATAAAATTCTGGAAAATAGAACATTTGACAAATTGTTTAACCCATTAAGCGTATTTACAAAACTTAATAGTACAGGAATTAAGATATGGACCAAAGAAGATGGAGCACTTGCTAAAAAGAAACTTATGGAGATAATAACCTACAAGGCTAATAAAATGGACATAATAAGTGCAAAGCAGTACAGGGACGAATGGACTGAGAGTTGGCTTAAGAACCAGGCTCGAGCAGTTGCCGTAGCTTTATTTTTTGAGGATCAAATAAAAATTGGCAAAGTTTCGTTTTCTTAATATAGTTTTGTAATATGACCGCAAACGAATTAACCAAACAAGCAATCCAAACTCTAAATAAAAACGGATGCTTTGTATGGCGCAATAATAACCTTGCGGTTCGTGGGCGCACGTTCATAGGACTTAAAGGAGTTCCAGATGTAGTAGGTTTTCATACACAAACAGGGGTTGCGGTTTATTGCGAAACCAAAGCCATAGGAGATAAACTAAGCAGTTATCAAATAGCGTTCTTAAACTTAGCAAAGACGGCAAATTGCTTCTGTTACATAGCTACCGAAGATAATGGTAAACTAACCTTAAAGGAGTATGAACAAGAATAGCATCATATTAGAACTTTGGGAAAGCAGAGAACTTAAGGAAGCAATAGACAAAATGCAGCCTGAAGATTTACAAGACGATTTAAGAAGCGAATTATTTAAGGTGCTATGCGAAATGGACGAGGAACGTTTAATAGATATGCGCACCCGTAATGTATTAAAGTTCTACTTGGTTAGAACTATGATTAATATGATGCAAAGTAATACAAGCCAATTTTATAGGACATACCGAAAGCCTTTAGAAGTTGAATTGATAGTACACGACAGAGACGAAGATTTACTTAATAAAGTAGAAGATGAGTTGTCAAAAATGCACTGGTACAAAGCGGAACTTTTAAGAGTATATGCTATCAAGCATAACTGCAACGCTAAAGAACTTAGTAGGGTTACAGGTATACCTTATATGTCGATCCATAGGGAATTAAAAATTACTAAAAGAGAACTTAAAAAACAACTACGCAAATGATAATTATAGCAGCTATATGCTTTGCAATATTCTTTGTTGAGATACACCAATTTCATAGGAAGTGGAAATTAGATTTTAAGCCTTTTAGTTGCACGAGTTGTTTAGCAGCTTGGAGTGGATTGGCTTTATATTTACTCCCTGCAATATGTACCAATGTTATTGCGTTTATATTTATTCCAGGAGTGTTAGCGCCTTTACTTTCAAAACTTATGTGGAACTTATGGAAATAGAACACAGAAAATTTTTAGATGACCACGTTGGTAATTGGCATACAGTTCAAAATGGGTATGTGCGAAATATCGACTTAGACATCTTAAAAATGTACGAGCATATTTATCGCAAGTATATAGGTGCAGATTTTATCTTAACAGTATGGTGCGGTAATTGTATTTTCGATATGATTAAACGCTTGTATACTTGGTACGAAGAACAACCTAAACCTAAAAATAAAAAAAAGAATGGCTAACTTTATCCACCCTACCGCTATCATTGGCGATAACGTAATTATCGGAGATGGAAACTACATTGGTGCTTATTGTATTATAGGCGACAAAGCCGAGCATAAAAAGTTCTGGCAAAAAGAAAAAGGCAAAGTATACATAGGAGATAACAATATTATCACAGGACTTGTAACAATAGATGCAGGTACGGAGATTGACACCTTCATTGGTAATAATTGTTTCATTATGAAACACGCACACATCGGACACGATTGTACAATCTTAGACAATGTTACTATAAGCTGCGGAGCAAAAATAGGTGGACATTCAATTATTGACAATGGTGCTAATATAGGACTTAACGCAGTTCTACATCAGTTTGCAAACGTAGGAGAAAATTGTATGATTGGTGCAAGTGCTTTTGTAAAAGGAGATGCAAAACCTAATACTAAATATGCAGGAGTTCCTGCACGAGAAATCGGCTCAAACATAAGATAATGAAAGTAGCTATTTTATTACTTACTCTTAATAGGCACGATTTAACTCAGTGTGTAATTAACCATAACTTTAAGAATAAAGGATATGATGCTAACTGCTTCTTAATAGATAACGGAAGCGATACGCACGAAACATTCAATTACCCGTTTGCAGGTTATGATTTATCTAAAGAAAAACGAGGCATAGCTTCAGGAGTAAATGCAGGACTTAGGCTTACTACAAATTACGATGCGGTTTGTTTATTAGCCAATGATATATTACTTCCTGAGAATTGGTTGTCAAATTGGGTTATGTTTTCTAAACGTGTGCCAAAAACTGGCATTATTGGAATACATTGTGTAGAAGCGTTACCGCCATTAGAAGACGGAATACATAAAATACATACGCCATTTGGCGATAACTTTATTACTCGTGAACTCATTGATGCAATAGGTGGTTACAATACCGAGTATGACCCATATGGAATGCAAGATAGTGATTATGCAACAAGGTCATTGATTGCAGGGTTTACTAACTATTACGTTCCAGATATGAGGTCGGAGCATATAGGACACGATGTAGGTAACGGCACGGAATATCGTAGAATGAAGGACGAAAGCTTTGCAAAGGCACAAAAGATATGGGATAGAAACCAAGACAGATATTACAACCAAAAAGATATAAGATGCGAATACTTTGTATAACTTCTGCTAATAGCGGAGTTGGGTATCATAGAATTATGATGCCAATAGTTAATATGGAAAAAGAGTACGCACTTATTACTGACGTACTTAATGACGAACTATTAGAGCAAGGGTGGGATATTGTGTTAATGAATAGAATGTTAAATGAGATAGATGCAAAGCAAATGGACACCTGGAGAAGTAAGTACGGCTTTAAGTTAGTAGTCGATAACGATGACTATTGGGAACTTAGCGAAAGCCATCTATTATTTTACAAATACAAATACGATAAGATAGGTAAACTAATTACCGATTATTTAGAAGTAGCTGACCTTTGCACCTGCACACACGAAAGGTTAGCAGACGAGATAAGTAAATACAATAAGAACGTACATATATTACCAAACGCATTGCCTTACGGCAAAGAGCAGTTCCAGGATAACAAGACAGAAGATTACAAAGTAAGATTGTTCTGGAGCGGAAGCGGAACGCATGAACGTGATTTAGAGATACTTAGGCAGCCTTTTAAAAGGTTACAAGGTATGAACATAAGAAGTGTAATAGCAGGTTACAATGATGGGGAGAAGCCTATTTGGGATAAAATGATTGATGCGTTTACTTGCGGACTAAAACTTAACCCTACTATCTACAACTATGCAAAGGTAACGGAATATATGGGTGCTTATACGGATAGCGATATTTCAATTATACCATTGGTAGATAACAAGTTCAATGCTATGAAGTCAAATTTAAAGGTATTAGAAACGGCTGCTAAAAAGAACCCTGCCATAGTTAGCCACGTCAATCCTTACTTAGATATGCCCGTGCATTATGTTAAAAGCCAAAAGGATTGGTATAAGCATATAAAAGATTTAGTAAGCGATGCGGATATGCGAAAGGAAAGCGGACAAAAGCTATTTGAGTTCTGCCAAAAGAAGTATAACTTTGACGAGATAAATTTAGACCGAAAGTATATTTATAGTAAACTATGCCAGTAATAAAATGCTCAAATGGGAAATATAGAATAGGCTCAGGCGGTTGCGTGTATGATACCGAGGAAAAAGCAATGCAAGTTTGGAAGGCTATCCTTGCAGGTGGAAAATTTGCCAAAAGCTATACTGACTATCCTGAAAGTGCAACTAATAACGCAAAGAGGGCAATAGAATGGGCAAAGAAAAATGGGTGGGGTTCATGTGGGGAAGGAACAGGTAAAGCAAGAGCAAGGCAGTTGGCAAATCGTGAGCCGATTAGTAGAGATACGATTGCCCGTATGGCTTCCTTTAAAAGACATCAGCAACATAAAGACGTTCCTTATAGTGAAGGTTGTGGCGGTTTGATGTGGGACGCATGGGGCGGAACTTCTGGTGTTGAATGGGCGATTAATAAGTTAAAAGAGATAGACGGAAAATAATTTGCATACTTAATTTTTTATTTATTAACTAACGGAAAAATTAATGGGGAAAGTATGCAGAAACACACACAAATATATTTGCAGGGAATGGGGTATAAAAAAATGGACTTCATTCCTTGCGAAGTGTGTGGATCACAAGCGGTAGATGTGCATCATATTGAGGCGAGGGGAATGGGTGGAAGCAAAGACAAAGATACAATTGAAAACCTTATGGGACTTTGTAGGAAGTGCCACATAGAATACGGAGATAAAAAACAATATAAAGAGTTTTTAAAAGACATACACGCAAAGAATTATGGCAAAGGGTAATGAGAATAAAAACAAAATTAGCTTTGGTAAACGCAAAAGAGGTTCTGCAAAGAAGTCCTTTAATAAGCACACGCCAAGAGAAAAAGCTTACAGAGGACAAGGTAGATGAGAAAACTAAATGCTATATGGTTACTCCTTACACACAAAGCTTACTTTCTTGCGGTATGTAAGACAGGTAAAAATGGAGACGATATGACTACGATAGGACATTATACCTATGCAATGGCAGAAACCTTAATTAATAAGCATATAGCAGACGTAGATACATACCTTGATCAAGAAGACGCATTAGACGAAGCCAATGACATAATAAATGGAATACTATGATACAAAACGTACCAATCAACACAGTAAAAGCAAACCCTAACAACCCCAGAATAATTAAAGACGATAAGTTTGCAAAGCTTGTAAAGTCAATTACCGACTTCCCACAAATGCTAAACCTTAGACCTATTGTAGTTAATGACGATATGGTTGTGCTTGGTGGAAATATGCGACTTAAGGCTTGTAAAGAAGCAGGACTTAAAGAAATACCAATTATCAAAGCAAGTGAATTAACCGAGGAACAACAAAAGGAGTTTATAGTTAAAGACAACGTAGGCTTTGGAGATTGGAATTGGGAAGACCTTGCTAATGATTGGGACGCTGAAGATTTAGAAAATTGGGGTTTAGACATTCCAGGAGTGAGCGATAGTGAGCAAATAGAGGGCGAGGTTAAAATAAGCAATGAGTTAGATCAACAAAGCAATTACATAGTACTAAAATTTAGTACAGATATTGATTGGTTACAAGTGCAAAGCATTTTCCAATTAGAAAGCACATATAGTTTAAGGCAGAATGGTAAAACTTGGAGTAAAGGCGTAGGAAGGGTTATTGATGGAGTTGATGCAATTTTAAAAATTAAAGAAAGCGGAAATGAAGGTTAAATTTTATGCTCCGTCTTACAAAAGACCACAAAAGAGCATCACACAAACAAACTACCCATTCGTTAAATTAATAGTAAGGGAAAGCGAAGCAGAGGAATATATTAAAAATGGTAACAATATACATATCGTTCCAGATAGCGCACAGGGTAACTTATGCAGAATTAGGAATTATATTTTAGATAACCTATTTAATGCTGATTGCGTTATTTTATTAGATGATGATTGCAAAGGCATTTACAGATGGGAACAACAAAGTAAGGTTAAGTTTAATCCTGAGGAATTAATGGAGTTTTGCGAGTCAATGGCTATATTATGTAAGGATTGGGGGTTTAAGTTTTGGGGGTTAAATTGCATACCGGACAAAGGGGCATATAGAGAACATACTCCATTTGGAACTTTACAATACATAGGCGGTCCGTTCCAGGCTCATCTGCAAAACAATATTAGATATGACGAAAATTTACCTTTAAAAGAAGATTACGATATTACCCTTCAGCACATCAAAGCTAATCGTGGTTGCCTAAGAGTAAATTATGCCTTTTATGATGTAAAACAAGCAGAACAATCTGGTGGGTGTGCAACGTATAGAAACCTACAAAAAGAAAAAGAACAATTTGAATTGTTGCAAAAAAAATGGGGTTCAAACATAATAAGTCAGGATAAAAAAAGCAAGAGAAGTTATGACTTTAACCCTATATTAAAAATACCTTTAAATGGGGTATAAACAGAATAATAACAGAATGAGCAAAGAACACTTAATACCTTTCAAGCCAGGTCAATCTGGTAACCCAAACGGCAGACCAAGAAAATATGTAAGCCTATTAAAAGAACAAGGCTATAAGGTATCGGAAATAAACGATACCATACAGGCTATGATGTCAATGGACTTAGAGGAACTTAAGTCAGTATGGGATAACCCAAGGGCAACTATATTAGAAAAAACTATTGCATCTGCTATGCGTAAAAGCTTAGAAAAGGGGAGCCTTTATAGTTTAGAAACTTTGCTTACCCGTGTATTTGGTAAACCAAAGGAGACAGTAGACACTACGAATAAAACTGAGCTAACAGGTAAAATACAAGTAGAAGTAATTACAAGCGGAGTGCCTTTAGCAAATAGGGAAACAGATGTTTAAAACAACAGACGTATTTTTAAGTAACCGAAATGCGAATACCGATATAGTAATTAATCAAGGCGGTACAAGTAGCGGTAAAACTTACTCAATACTTCAAAACTTATTTTTACACGCAATAGAAAACGATAGGTGCATTATCACTGTTGCAGGTCAGGATATACCCAATTTAAAAGTTGGACCGATTAGAGATGCCCATAACATATTAGAAAACACAGAAGGTCTTAACAATTACATTTTAGAATATAACAAATCGGATAGGGTATTTACTTTTGTCAATGGATCTATTATAGAGTTTAAAAGCTATGATGACTCACAAGATGCCAAACAGGGTAAAAGAGATTACTTATTTTTAAACGAAGCGAATGGCGTAGACAAGATTATTTGGGACGAGTTATATATAAGAACCAAAAAAAAGAGTTATATTGACTATAACCCAAACAATGAGTTTTGGGTACATACTGATTTAATAGGCAAACCTAATGTTACTTTAATAATCAGCGACCATAGGCATAATACATTCCTTGACCAAAAGATACACGATAAAATCGAGGCAATAGAAGATCCAGAACTTTACAAGGTTTATGCAAGAGGACTTACTGGTAAATTAGAAGGGGTAATATTTAGAGATTACAATGTCGTTCCAGGTGTGCCACCAGATGCTAAACTAATAGGTTATGGGTTGGACTTTGGCTTTAGTAATGACCCTACGGCTTTGGTCGCCCTTTACTCTCAATCTGGAGAACTTATTATAGACGAACTTATTTACGATAGGGGTTTACTTAATATCCGTATTAGCGATTTAATGCGTGAATTAGGCGTTAATGGGCGTATTGTGGCAGATAGTGCCGAACCTAAGTCAATCGCTGAATTAAGTGCGTATGGGTGGCAAATAGAGGGTGCTAAAAAAGGACCAGATAGCATTAGGCAATCTATTAATACTCTAAAGAGGTATAAAATTAATGTAACGCAAAGATCAAGCAATCTAAAAAAGGAACTTAACGGGTATAAATGGAAACAAAATAAAGACGGCAAACTTGACAATGAGCCTGTGGACTTCCTTAATCACGCAATAGATGCTCTGCGTTATGCCTCACTTAATATCCTGGATAACCCAATGTCTGGAAGATATGCTTTCCTATAACTTATTGATTTTCAATAAAAAGTAAAAAAGTCACATTTTTTTTAAAAAAAGTTTACCCATTTTGATTGTGGAATGTGAATGCTTTGTATATTTGATATATCAATCATTCAAAAAACACAAACACAATGAATTATCTAACTACTACACAAAGAGTAAAAATTATCAGAAACGAATTAAAAAACGTTTTACCTGCTTACAAATTCTCAGTTACTAAAAGACATTACAATGGTGTTAACATTGTTGTTTTATCTGGACCTGCTAAATTAACAGAAACATACGAAAGTGTTAATCACTATTATATTGACGAAAGTACTGATCCAATTAAAAAGAATGTGATTAAAACAATAGATAAGATTGCAAGTGAAGGGGTAACTTATAGAGAAACAGGAGATTATGGTACCCAACCAGATTTCTATGTAAATATCAAAATAGGAGAATACGATAGACACTATAAACAAATCTAAAATAAAATAGGGGTGCGGCTATTCAACGCACATTTAACCCACTAAAACATTTTTATGAAAAACTTAATTTACAAATCTTCTTATTTATCAGCACCAAACTCAAATAACGTTAGACATTGGGTAATAGATTATTACAATGGTAGATTTACAATGAGTATTCCATTTTATATGATGCCATTTAATATTAAAAAAGAAATGGTAAAACAAGGCTTCAATGCAAATAGAAACAAATAACATAAGCAGGGGTGCGACTGACCAACGCACAATTTAAAATCAAATACTATGGTGCATTTATTAAATTCAAGCAAAAAAAATATAATTGCTTTAACTGAAAAAATAAAATATCAAAAGAGAATGTTAGAATTAACCCCAAATGATGTATATTTAAAAAACATTATAGCAATAAACGAAAGGACATTAGAGTTCCTAAAAAGTCAAAAGAAAAAATAATTTAACTAAACTAAACACAATGAAAAAAGAAACCGCACAACTTTTAGCCGTATTTTTAGTAGCTTGTTACCTTATTGGGCAATTACAAGACATCTACTCAAAATGATTTACACTATTTGCATTCTGCTAATTGCAACAGGTTTTGTAATGGCAGCTTTAACTGACTACACAATAAAACACAATGACCCAAAGCACAAAAGATTACATAGACAAATATTACGCAAGTGAGCCGATTAGCATAATGATGTCTAACATCGATGCAACTTATCTGGAAATACTTACTTACTGCAAAGAAAAAGGCTATGAGCCTTCTAAACGCAGAATGCGTAAGACAGAAGATGCAGCTAAAATAGGATACTTCGATATTGATAACTACAAACCTGAAACAATATAAAATGGAACTTCAACAAATTTTTGAAACAACAAAAGAACAAAGGACTGAGTTTACCTATCAATTAATTCAACGCTTAAACGCAGGGGAACTTGATCCGTTAAAAACACATCTTCAGGTAAAAGCCTTAGAGGATATGCTCGAAACCCTGAAGGCAAATAAGGACTATAAAGATGCGGTATTACAAGCAGCCGTTCTTAATGGCAAGGACTTTGAGTATATGAGTGCTAAGTTCAACATTAGAGAAGTAGGGGTTAAATATGACTTTAGCAAATGCGAAAGTCCTGCATATGAGGAAATTATGGCTGACTATAATGATGCGAGTAAGAGAAAAAAGGATATGGAAGATTTTTTAAAAAAGGTGCCTCATTCTGGACTTGATATTATCAACGGAGTTACGGGAGAGGTTACAAAAGTTTACCCACCTGCTAAGAGTAGCACAACAAGTGTAGCCGTATCATTAAAGTAATTAAAATATTGTACTTCTTTGCAATTTGCTTACCTTTGGCAGCGTTATGCTACATAGGTGGGCATCTTGCTTATGAGATAATGCTAAAACTAAGAAAATGACACCAAAAGAAAAGGCAAAGGAATTAGTAGATAAGTTTAATGTTGTAGGATTGCAACAAAGAGCAGAAGCCTATCAATGCGCCGTAATAGCAGTAGACGAGATAATTGCTTCTAACCCTATTGCCTTTGACGAACAGGATAACTGCATAGCAAAACAATGGTGGCAGGAAGTTAAAACAGAAATAGAAAAAATATGACTTGGAACGAATTAACAGTTTGGCAGTACCAACAGATTTACCCAATAGTTACTAAGCCTGAGAAGGATTGGACTACCTTAGACGTGGAAAGTAAATTAGTAGGTATTATCTTTAACCTTACGGACACCCAGGTTGATAGCCTAAGCGTAAAGCAGTTTAACAACCTAAAGGCAACTCTTGACTTTTTAGATGATAAGATAGAAGGGAAGCCTGTTAAGTACACCGAAGTAAATGGGAAGCGTTACAGGTTTATTTATGATGTGCAGCAGATCAAAGCAGCCAGATATATAGAGACAAAAGTATTCAGCACCGATTTAGTTGGTAACCTTCACAAGTTAGCAGCCTCAATGGTTATGCCTCAGCGAAAAACTTGGTGGGGTAAATGGGTTGATGACAAGTACGATGCTGCCAAGCATAGCGAGTATGCCGAGGACTTACAAGCAGCTAAATTTATGCACGTTTACCAATCCATTGTTTTTTTTTATCATGTATACAGAAATTGGATAGAAGTTATACAGGGTTATTTGATAAAGGAGATGACGAACAAGGGAATGAGTTTGGAGCAAGCGCAAGGGGTGGTTCAAATTTTATGCAACACTTTGGGTGGCAGTATTGCGCCAAATCTGTTGCCGACCACGAAAATATCACAGTTGACCAAAGCTATGAACTTACCACAATACAATTCTTAAATACGCTATCCTATCTAAAGGCTAAAGCCGATTACGATAAAGAGCAACATAGGAAACTTAAATAAGACCGACCCTGCCAATTTTGGTGGGGTTAGTTATTTTTAGACCTTCCTTATATTTATTAGCGTGAGCATAAGTAAAGCACAAATACAGGCGTTAAGAGATGGCTTTATACAAAGCTTAGGCGGTAGCTTTGATAAGTACAAAGGGGGAGATTTACCCGTATTAGAGGAAACACTTGCTTTGTATGGTCAAGCCTTTAACGATAGAATAACCCAAATATTAGATAGCGAAAACATTACGAGTTCTGGTAAATTGGCAGAACCTGCTTTGCCTATCATTAATAAATTCGGGAATGGTTACGTTTTAAGCCTTGGTTATGAAGATGGAAGCGAACAAGACAAATACTTTAGGTTTGTCAATAAGGGGGTAAAAGGTACAAAGAATACAAAGGCAGATAACAAAACACCTTATGCTTTCAAAACAACAAATAAGGCAGTTAATATATTAGCAATAGAAAATTGGCTAAAATATAATAAGCTAAAATCAGTTGCGGTAAAAAAATACACAAAGCTTGGAACTGAAGCAAAGGCAATTCAAGGCAAAAAATCTTTAGCTTGGGCAATAGCAAGAAGCATTCACACTAAAGGTTTAAGGTCTACATACTACTTTGATAGAGCAGTAGCACAAATATTTAATAAAGAATTTATTGAGAATATAGCAATCGCAGTAGGTGGCGATGTGCAAATTCAAATTAAACAAGCAATCAATGGCAATAACAATAACAAGTAGCCCTGCACCCTATTCGTCAATGCACGATAATTTATGGTTCGTATCAAGTTCTACTAATAGCGGAACAACAAACTTTAAATTTGTTTATGATGTCTATATAAACGGAAGCCAGGTAATTAGATCAAAAGTATTCCCTTCTCCAAGTGCAGAAGGTAGCTACGGGGTGTTTAACGCATCTCCAATGGTTAGAAGTTTTGTAACTAACTACTTTGAGCCTTCTGGAAACTCAATACTTGTAGCTTCAAATGACAAGATCAAAGTAGATTACCAAATAAGAATAGGAGAAGAAGTTAGCGGCGTTACAACTACTAACTTAGCATCTGGAAACTTCTCAGCTTACAACTTTGTTCCGCCATTGTTTGCCGATGTGTTCTTAACTAAGAACCAAACGCCTTTAGTATTATCGGACTATTACGACAATTTACTATTAGAAAACTTTACCGATGACTTCTTAACGGAGCGTGATACTGATAATATTACGCTTGAATATGGAGATAACTTTTACATTACCTTCCTACGCATAGCAACGGGCGGTTATTCGGCTTGGGTTGAAGTATTAGGGCAAGGCGATGTAGTTACCAATACTGTAAGCGGAGATATTACGTTAAGCGGTCAATTCAATATGTTTAACCTACAAGCAGGACACATAAACGATTGGGCATCTGGCACGATTATAGATGAGAATACTTACGGCTATAACTTCTATTTAAAAAGAGGTGGCGCACAAACAAGGGTTATTAAACTAAGACATAAGTGCTATCCTAAATACCAACAATTTAACTTAGAGTTCTTAAATAGATTAGGCGGTTGGGATACAAAAAAGTTTGCCCTTGTTAATAGAAGGTCAAGCGAATATCAAAGAGCATCTTACAGGCGTAGCGATTGGCAGCTTGTAGGTGGACAAATGACAAATATAGATGGATACAACAGGTATAACGAAACGACTTTCAACTATGCTATTCAGCATAAGGATAAATATAAGCTTATTAGCGATTGGGTTAGCGAACAAGATTATTCGTGGCTGGCTCAACTTGTATCAAGTCCTATTGTATACATGGAAGTTCTTGGTGCATACTTCCCTGTTACCATAAGTACAAGTAATTATGAGTATAAGTTAGAAAGTGCAGATGGACTATTTAACTTTGAGATAGAGGTTGAAGTAGGTAAATACTTAACAAGCCAATTTAGATAATGATTAGTACCGAGATATACGTAGAAGAACAGAAGATTGATTTATTGCAAGATATATCTACCGAGTTCACTTATGCCATTGATGACGTAAGCGAGTTCGGTAGTCGCAATACTTCTTATAGCAAAACAATAAGCATACCAGGAACGGCAAACAATAACTTAGTATTTGGTTACATCTTTGAACTTAACAACGCTAATTTTACGGATAATACCTTACCAAACGTCGGGTATAACTTCAACGTAACTAAACAAGCTAACTGCAAAATATTTATTGATAAGGTGCAGATATTCAAAGGCACTTTAAGAATATTAGAGATAGTAATAGACAAAGAAACAATCGAGTACCAGTGTAGTGTGTTTGGCGAACTTGGTGGTTTTATTAACCAATTAGGCAATAAGCGTTTGGAAGATTTAGATTTTAGTGCTTACAATCATACTTATAGCGTAGCGAATATTAGTGCGAGTTGGGATAATGCAGGGGGTTCTGGTTACTATTACCCTTTAATTGATTACGGAAACGTTAGTACAGGACAATACGGAACGGCTAAAAAGGACTTCCAATACACAACGTTTAGACCTGCTTTATACGTTAAGGAGTATATGCAAAAGATATTTGCAGGAACAGATTATACTTTTAATTGCCCTTTTTTTGATACTGCTTTATTCAAACGCTTGATAATACCGCATAATCAAACAAACATTACAACGCTAAACAATACAAGTTTAGATGCCAATGCTGATATACAACTAATCAATACAAACCTTAATACGTTTGTAGAGTTTACAATGGTAACGGCAGGTAGCTTTACGCTTGACGGGTTAGGGCAGTTATTTACTTACACGGGTACACCTACAATTACAACTGACATACAATTAACTTTGCGTGGAGATGTAACTAATTACAATCCAAGCATACCAGGTTTTTCTGTTATATTAAAAAAAGATGGTGCAGAAATAGGCAGACAAGATTTTGATGCGAGTATTAATGATTTTATGGACTGCAATATTTTAGTTAGCGGAGTAAACTTTGCTACTAATAACACTATGCAGGTCGAAATATTAGGCAACGGAATTTTTCTAAATATTATTTTAGGAGAGATTAAGCTAACTACAACAACACCTACACAAGTTCAGGTAAACTTAGGAGAAACAATTAAGGTAAACGATACAATCCCAAAAGGTATATTTCAAACTGATTTCTTTTTAAGCATTGTTAAGATGTTTAATCTTTACGTCTATGAGAATAAGTTTAACGACAAGGAACTGGTTATTAGTCCGTATGTGGACTTTTATCCTGTTACATCAGCTACGGCAGAAGATTGGACTAACAAAGTAGATCGTGCAAAGCCGATAAGTGTGAAGCCAATGAGCGAGGTTAATGCTCGTTACTACAATTACAAGTTCAAAGCTGATAATGATTTCTACGGGGAGAACTATCGCAAGAAGTATACAGAAGGTTATGGCGATTTTATTTACGACACGGAGTTTGATTTCGTAAAAGAAACCGATACTTTAGAAGTTATATTTGCTTCGTCTGTATTGTTTCAGCAAACAGGACAGGACAAAGTGTTTCCTGCTATTTACAAGAAGTCGAACACGAATAGTGCAGAAGATAGAATGGATAGCATTATTCGTATTATGCAAACAAAGAAGATTACGGGAGTAGCAAGTTGGAACATTATGAACACAACTACTAACTTGGCTTCTTATACAAGCTATGGTTATGCAGGTCACTTAGATGACCCTATTAACCCTACTAACGATATAAACTTTGGCGCACCTAAAGAACTACAATTTAACCCTAATACTTATCCAACTACAAACGTATTTAATGCGTTTCATAGTCCTTATATTGCGGAGATAACAAGCAAGGATAGTAAGCTATTAACCTGCTTTGGTTTATTGGATATAGTAGACATTTTTAACTTAGATTTTAGTAAGTATGTATTTATTGATGGCGTATTATTTAGGCTTAATAAGGTCGAAAATTTTAACCCTATGGAATACAACACTACTAAACTATCATTCCTTAAAGTAATAGAAACATCGTACTAATGGCACAAGAAAACGTAGGTATAAATATAACAGTCGGCGGTAATCAAGACCAAGCTTTAGGCTCGTTAAAAGCACAATTAAGAGAAGCTACTAACGAGGTAACAAAACTATCCGAGCAGTTTGGAGCGAGTAGCAAGGAAGCCGTCAACGCAGCAAAAAGGGCAGCCGAACTTAAGGATCAAATCGGAGACGCTAAAAGTTTAATTGATGCTTTCAATCCAGATGCTAAGTTCAAAGCCTTAACTGCTTCGCTTGGTGGTGTAGCAGGTGGCTTTAGTGCTTTACAAGGTGCAACTGCTTTATTTGGTAAAGAAAATGAGGACTTAGAGAAAACTTTGTTAAAGGTACAATCTGCTATGGCTTTATCTCAAGGCTTACAAGCCGTAGGGGAAAGTATTGATAGCTTTAAGCAGTTAGGTACAGTTATCAAAACGCAGGTAGTTAGTGCGTTCTCTACTTTAAGAGGTGCTTTAATCGCAACGGGGATTGGTGCTTTAGCAATCGGAATTGGTTTAGTAGCTGCTAACTTTGACAAAGTAAAGAAGGCGGTACTAAGTTTAGTTCCAGGACTTGCACAAGTTGGAACGTTCTTTAGTAATATAATTACAAAAGTTACTGATTTCGTAGGTGTAACATCACAAGCAGAACGTGCTTTGGCTTCTTTAGAACAAACAACTAAGCGTGGGAACGAAGGTATTGAAGCAAGAATTAAAGTACTTACTGCACAAGGTGGAAAGGAGAAGGAGATATACGCACTTAGTAAGCAACAAGGAGAAAATGAATTAAACTTTTTAAGAGCAAAACTTAAAACTAAGGAAGGGTTAAACGAAGAAGAATTAAAGAAGTTTAGAGACCTTAAAACACAACAAGCGGTTTTAGATGCACAGGAGCAAAAGCGTATAAATGCAGCAGCAGAAGAAAACGCTAAAAAAAGTAAAGATGCAAGTAAAGAAGCATCTGCTCGTAATAAAGCTGATGCAGATTTAAGAAAAAAAGATACTGAGGATAGATTAGAAGCTGAAAAAGAAGCTTTGCAAAAATTAAGCGATCTAAGAAACCAATTATTCCTATCTACTTTTAAAGACGAAAACGATAAAAAAAGAGCAGAACTTAATCTTGCTTTCATTAAAGAAAAAGACGAAATTTTAGCTAATACTAAGATTACTGAAGCTACTCGTAACGAATTAATAGTTGCAGCAAGGCTTAAATTAAATGCAGATTTAGATGCAATAGCACAAACAGAAAAAGAGAAAAAAGATGTAGCAGATGCTAAGCTACTTGAAGATAGTGCAGTAAGAATGCAAAAAGAAGATGAGGACGAGTTTAATGCTTTAAAATCTAAAAACAAAAAGCTTTTTGAGGAAAACCTTGAATTTAAAGAAGCGGATAATAAACTTGATAAATTAAGTGCAGAACAAAAAATAGCATTAGCACAACAAACGGCAGATGCTTTGGTTGCGGTCAGTTCTATTATAGGCAAAGAAACCGCAGCAGGAAAGGCTCTTGCAATTTCGGCTGCATTAATTAATACTTATCAAGGTATCTCAGCTGGTGTAAAGTTAGGCTTCCCTGCGGCTATTCCTGCCGTTGCCTTGGCTGCCGCAACAGGTTTCAGTGCAGTTAAAAACATTATAGCAACAAAAGTTCCAGGTGCAGCAAGTAGCGGTGGTGCAGGTAATATGACTGCTCCAAATGTTTCAGCAGCAGCACCAATAACACCACCTCAACCACAAGCGGCTACTACAAACCTAAGCAACCAAACTATTAACGCAATAGGCAACCAAGCCATTAGAACTTACGTTGTGGAAAGCGATGTAACAAGTAACCAACAAAGAATTGCAGCTATTCAGCAAAGAGCAAGGTTCGGTTAAATGATAACAATTTAAAACCCTTAATATTTAAGAATATGGACTTACCTGTTTATTTATTAGACATTAGCGAGGATATGAATGACGATGCCGAAGTAGATTACGTGGCACTCGTAGACAGACCTGCTATACAAAAGAATTGGAATGCCTTTAAAAACCAACAACGATTTGAAGTGGTTAGCGAAGATAAGCGTATCATTAGCGGACCTCTTATGCTTGCTGACGTACCTATTTTTCGCAGTGATGCTACTTATGGCGATTACTATGTGGTGTTCTCTAAAGATACTATTTTTAAGATTGCTCAAAAGTTTTTCAAAAGAGGATACCAGTCAAACGTAAACTTAATGCACTCCCCTGACCAACAGGTTGAAGGCGTTACTATGTTTGAAAGCTTTATTACAGATCAAAGCCGTGGCATACAACCAATGAAGGGTTTTGAAGATGCACCTGACGGGTCGTGGTTTGGTTCGTTCAAAGTAGACAACGAAGGCGTGTGGAATGATGTTAAAGAGGGTAAATTTAAAGGCTTTAGCGTAGAAGGGTTATTTACATATAAGACAAAGCCGACCAAAGAACAAGAACTTATGAATGCAATAAAGGAAATATTGCAACGGGTTAAATGATAAACAAAATCTTTTATTAATATTTAAACAAAAAGAATGATGAACGCAAAAGATGCAATTATG